CCTGCTAATTTATTAAATTGATTAGTATCTAATTCTTCTAAAGAAGTTGGAGCATCAGTAATATTATTGTAACCAGTAGAACCTTCGCCAATCGTTAAAGTGCCTGTAACTTTTACATTGGCATTTAACGAAATTTGGTTTCCTGTAACTGAAAATACTGGTGTTGGTCCAGAAGAGGTTAATACTTTAAATGAAGCTGCAGAAACGGTAAATTCTGATTTAAGACCATCTGGTAATTCTATCCAGTAATAACTCCCGTTGGTTCCTTCTGGGTTATTAAGATTAGTAGAGGTATGAGAAAGAATACATTGATAAACCGTATTAGAATAAACCACTGTAGATGAGGTATTATAAGATTGTCCATCACGCCAATCAGGATGTAAAACTAAACCAAAACCAGTAGCGTAGGTATTGCCATAAACATCTTCTGATATATTTACTGTCCATTGGTTGGTTAAAATATTTTGAACAGTACCAATAGTGTATGCCTGCTCGGTTAAAGAATCTTCAATCAATGAAAGATTAATACCGTCTACACCGAGAATTAATTCTGCTGATGTTACTCTGCCTTCTACCTCATTGTATTCAGAGGCCATTAATTCTACGGAATCTGTTAATAGAGAAAGATTACTTCGCGTTTCTATAAGATTCCCGTTAAGTGTCTGTCTGGCAAGTACCTCAAGAGCAATAGAATCTGCTTGCTGATTTATAGAAGACTGCAATAATGAAAGAGATCCAGTATCTCCTATAACGCCTTCAATAGCGCTAACAGTAGAAAGAATACCTTGTTCTGTTTGATAAATTCTAGACTCTGCTGTTGTAAACCTGCCATCTATAGAAGTCTCTACGGATGTTATTCGTTGGTCAATGGAATTTGCTGTTTGTGTTATAGAAGATTGCAGCGATTCAATAGTACCATCTTCCCCGTCTATAGTAGTAAGCCGGTTAACAATAGAAGTTATAGAATCGCTTGTTAATGTTAATGCACTATTTTCTACCACAGTTATTCTACCATCAAGAGTTTCTTCAATAGCACTGACGCTAAGATTGATCTCAGCAGCAGTTTGACTTATTAAGCTTTGTAAATCTACAATAGATCCAGTAGCCCCATCTATTGCATTTAAACGTGAAACTGTTGAACTTATAGAAGTACCTGTATCAATAACAAACTGATCTAAATCATCCAGTCTGCTATCAGTTTCTATTTTATTATTAGTTACTTTTTGATCCAAGGTATTTACATCTATGTTAATCTCATTAATATCCTCGTCAATTTCTTGCTTGATTAAAGTCACCCTGGAATCAAGAGTATCTGTGTCAAGAATAACATCAGCTATATCCGCATCAAGTTCTTCTTTAATAACAGTAAGTCTATTACTGATAGCATCTGTTATTAGTTTATCTGCAGCACCGGAAACAGCAATTTTACTATCAACACTATTATTAATATTTGCTGTAACAGCAGTAATACTATTATCAGTATACTCTTGCCATGCTAAACGAAGAGCTACTCCATCAGAAGTAGTAAGAATAGTCTCTTCACCGATACGTTCCCATAGTTCATCAAGGTGTGCTAAGTCAGAAGTAAGTTCTGAATCAAGTTGAAGCTTGCTTATATATCCAACCAAGTCAGTAGTTAATACAGGGGTATCATTATAGCTACCGTTATTTATAACAAGAGTAGGACTATCACCAGCAGTAGCCACATAAACTGGGTTGGCTTCAATTATAGTGATGTTACCTGACTGTTCTGTAATTGTTACCTGGAGAGTCCCTGTATCAATAAGCACAGGAAGCGCAGCTTCTTGTATGGTAACTTTTATTACTTCATCACTCATATTGTCTGTTCTCCATAAACAGAAATTTTTCCATAAAGAAGCTTATCCACTATTTCGGTATCCCCGTAAGTTACCAACTCCAAATCATAAATACCTGAATCAAAAGTAAACTCTGCAGTATCTGCAGCAGATATGGTAAGACGTAAAGTGGTATCATCATCTTCCAAAGTAATCCTGCCATTTTCTAAAGTTAGTTCCAATAGAGCAGGTTTTGTCGGAACACCTCTTACAAAAGGAGGACGAATTTGCATACGGATTTCATCATATGAAGCAAAATCTAAAGCACTTTGTTGAATGCCTATAGACCATGTACCGCCTTTATAAATCTTAAAATTATAAGAACCAGGATTCATACAAAACCATTCCTTTCAAAACGATCATTTTTAAAATAAGATTCTTCTGCCAATCCTAATTCAATAAGTTTTAAGCAAGCCATTTCATATTTTGCTGCAAAAGTATTTGAAGCATACCCTTCTCCTTCAGAGGCTTTAGTGGCTTTACCTTTTAACAATAAAGATGCAATGTGATTACACAAAGCATCTTCAATAAAAGGAGGGTAATATAAATTTAAAGTGTCTGGATCAAAGGTCTCTGTAATTTTAATTTTAGGATAAGAAGCTTGGTAAGATATAACAAATGTTTCATTTGTCTTGGTAGTAGTTAGATCTAAAGTATCAAACTGAGCTGTTCTAAAATATGTCTGCTCGATTCCAGGATGAGAAGGATTTATAGCAACAGTAAGCCCTTCGGAATCCGTGATACTAAGAATACGAATTACATCTTCTTGAAATAGTTCATCCGGATGACCCAATAGATACGCTTGAGTAGATGTTGCTGAAGAGTCTCCAATATATGAAGTTCTTAAATAATACCTGTAGAGTCCAGATTGTTGAACAAGATAAACCTTTTTTTCTTTAAGCAAGAATCGCTTATACAATTCCAGTAAACTACGGTTGATTGCTTGTACAATTTTAGGATATGCTTCTTCTTTAATAGAACCAGTAGTAGAATTAGCCAATGACAAATTAGCAAATTCTCCAGTAGCCAGGGTGTCAAATAAATCTTGTAAAACCATAAGGATCCCTCTAAACAATGTAAGAAGAAAGACAAGAAGACTGTTTAACAGTTTCTGCTTCCCAGATATTTGTTTCTGTATTTCTGTTTACTTCGACCACTGCACTAGGTTTCCACGGAGTTAGATTAGCAAGCATAGAAACCGTATCAAGCCAATCATCATGTTTTGATTTCATACCGGAAAGAGATACCAATTCTAATTCATTTACAGCTTCCCGCATAATAGGGGTATCTTTCATCTCCCTGGGAAGAAACATCTGGTGCGTTTTGAACCAAGGAACAACTATATTAAATCGCTGCATCTTATTAGTGTTAGGACGAATACCCAAGGTACTACTATTCTTATCTTTAGCCAGATTAAAGTAAATCTGTCGTACTATCATCTGGTCTTGGATCCAAGGAATAAACCCACCTTGTTGTCCTGATATTTCAATACCTACTTGCTGAAGATTAATAATCCACTTCTGTGCAAGACGAAATAAATCGTCAATGTTTTTATCCATTGTTTGTTTCTCGCAAACACCGTCTACCCAATACCAGTGGCCTTTATCATTATAAGCCCAAACAGATATAACGGAATAATCAGCAGATTCTTTATCGGATGTTGCGAAATCTGTCGTAATGTAATAGTTAAAAGTTTCTTTATGCGACAATAATAAATCACGGGAATACCAGTTGATCTCACTATCTGCAATTAAACGATCTTCATCTGACATAATTCGTAACATTAATTCCTGATTGAATGCTGCAATCTTTCCTGTTTTAACTGCTTTGGTGTATTGTTTAAGAACATAATCGTAAGTGAACCTATCTTCCCATGAACCATGAAAAGCTTCTCGCTTACAGGGCCAATGTTCACAAATGGGGTACACATTAACATGCCATGCACCAGATTCTACAGCTTTGTATAAAGGGTCTTTGGCATTAAAAGGAGTACCACTCCAGATAACTTTTCTTCTCTGAGGGTGCAAGGCATAATCAACCGCCTTGTAAACAGTATCCTCTACAGACGCTATGACAGTTTCTGATCTGGCATCATCATCAGATATCAGATCATCAAGGACTGCTAATACAGGTCTTGTACCTAATTCTTTAGTTCCTCGAACGCCTGTTTTTGCACCATGGGCGCTAACTACAAAACGGTTATTATCTTTATTCTTGAACTCCCAACGAACATCTGTAAACTTTGCAAAAGGAACCCATTCTTGGAGGAATTCAGAATTTTGCCACCTGAACTCCAAATCAAGACGCATTTTCTTAACCCCATTCTCTACAGCATCTGTAACATACAAGGCATAAGGAACTTTACCAAAACCGGGAATATCTCCGTAAGTAGCAAGGTAAAGAAATAAGTATGAACCAAGTAAAGTAGTTTTACCACTACCTCTATGGCACATATTAATCGTATCTTTATCATTCCTTTGAATATTATCCAACATCTGTAAATGGAAGACAGGAGACTTGTTTTCTTCTCCGCTGCTTCCATTCACGAGTTTAATGAATGCGATAAATTCAAGTGCGAAATCAGAAGGGATATATGCAGAGTCTTCCTGGTAGACTACTTCTCTGAGCCACTCATCTACTTTCTTAGGAGTGACCTCTATACCAAGAATGTTATTACTCTTTGACAACAAGAACTCCTTCGGCAATGGTTCTTATAGAAGTTCCTTGGGCAAGCATTCTCTTTTGCTGTTCTACTAATGCTCGAGTAGTTTCCCTCAATGTATCTAATGTCTTATCTGCTTTAACCCCTAAATCCAGTTCAATCTTTGTAGCTTCAGGAGGTTTCAATTCTTTGATAAGACAAGCAGCAGCATCTGATCTTACCTTTTCAGAATGTGCATTAAGCATGAGATCCGCTTGTACGTTAATTGCTTGTTGGAATAAAGGAGCATTCAATACATGTGTTGGAATAAGAGTCTGCTCCATGATTAGATTCACCAGTTTGCTCTTATGGTATGCAGAAGTATAACTGGCAATATCTTTCTCACTAACTCCAGCAGCTTTCCATTTAGCCATCTTATCTGGAAATGTAGCAGTAAATGCTGCCTTATTGGTTCCGCCTAAAAGCTTAAAACTTACATAACGAACTGCGCTAATGTAACTTGTCATTTTAAATCTGCCTTCCATCAACACACTAGTATAGGAAAGCAGATTTTCTTTAAATACGGCTGTAGCTTCAGGTCCACTTAACACGGCATTGATTGAATTCATTACTTCGTCAGTAACCGAGTTCTTCAACTGAATAGGTAAAGCGGATTTAAACTCTTCCGGTGACATCATAATTAAGGGGCCTTAATAAGACAACGACCTGCAGCATTATCTAAAAGAACTACTCCCGGAACAAAGGTCACAGCCTCAGCTACTGAATAGGATCCATCTGGGTTACGCTGTTGAGTTGTGGCCTGAACCACACAACCTACATGTGGAACTTCCATAACTTTAGTACTCTTCCTCCAACCTTCTGATTCACTGGAAGCTTTGGATAAGAGTTTAAAAAGATCAACATTTCCTACGACTTTGATATCAGGTACGTTTTTTCTATCTACTGAAATATCTGAATTATGGAGAGTCTTAGCCATTATTTACCATCTCCTTTCTGGAATCCATTAAACCCACAGCAAACCAAGAAAGAAAGAAGGTACCATATTTTATCTTCAATCCTTTCCATACAACAGTCTATACCAATTTCAGCATCGTAATTAGCAGGATCAATACATGTACTGGATTCCGTAATAGTAAAACCATTAGCAAGAGTAACAATAACTACAGTCACTGTAGAACCAATATCATTAGGACAGCTCTGATCTACATGAATCTGTTTAATAAAAGCATCTACATCTTCTTGCGTAATAGAGTTACCTTCAAAGTTAATAGGCAGGTGACTCTTTTTAAAAAGTTCTTTAGGTTGCCATGTCATTACTTCCTCTGCAACATTAAACAAATAACCTTCGTCCTCTTCGCACTTTTCCAGGTGATGACCCCAATTACGTAACATATGATATTCACCACGAGTCATAGGTTTTGCATCTACGAATTTAACACCAATAAATTTTTGCATAATAATCTCCTTGGTTGTTGAAAGAATCTAATAAGTAAACCAAGAAAAAGTAGGGGTAAATTGGCCTGGTGACTATAAGTTATTTTAAGTTGAAATAAGGTAGGTTTTATACGAAGACTAAACCAGAAAATAAAAGACCCAAAAGAAATATTTTAAATAAAGATTATCTACTGTAATCCCTTGGCAGACGTAGAAACTTATTTAACTTATAATTAATAAAGTATTTTTTTAAAGAAGATTTTTGCTTTATAACCGGACTCAACAACACGCTTAAGCAAAAATGAATTTAAACACAAGAACTCTTATATATACGTATAATAGAGTATACACC